TTGTCCTGAGGACTAAGTGCATCAATTTCTTTTTGTAAATCTGCAGGAATTCCTCCTTGGGCACTTGCTGATCCAAATTTATCACCTAAACTAGCTGGACTACTTGCAGTTGCCGCTTGTCCTGCCGCACCTTTGAAAGAATCTTGTGCAATTCCTTGTAACAAATCGTCTACTTGTTTTGGAGTCATTTGTCCTTGTACACCTTGCATACGCTTTGTTGGAAGTTTTTGTTTTTGTAAAAAGTCCATAACTTGATCTGCTGTTGGTTGTTTAGCATTACCACCAGTTTGACCCATATAGCCTCTATATTGTGTGAATATCTCTTTTGCTCTGGCGTTTTGATCTACTTTACCTGACATGCCAGCCGCTGTGCCTTTAGCGCCAACGGCGCCCGCTACTTTTGCGCCAGCTTTTCTTGCTAGGTTACCTAGGGCACTTCCGCCAGGAGCCTCAGAGACTGTTGTTTCTGTAACTATTTGATTGATTTTCATAGCAAACTCCTTTGTATAATATATTTATACTTAATTAGTTCTAAATCCTCATTAAATAAACAATATGGTTATACGTTATGTTATATCGTCTAACGGCGAAGTAGTTGCAACACTTAATAGTATGGATGAAGCAACACAAGCCGTTGAGATGTTTAAACTTCAATCTCCTCATAATACATTCGAAATCGATACTATCAATGTTAGTCTTGTAAAGTCTGGTTTTGGAAGAGATCCTGATCTACACTAAATAATCCACATGTGTTCGCCTATATTTTACTTTGTGATTTTGACTATTGTGTTATTATGGATACTCTATAAACATAATTAGGAACAAGTACTGCGTACTTGTTGTTTTTCGCTATCGCTCAAACACTTATATCTTTTAATCTTAATAAGGAATAATTATACTTAATAATAAGTGCGAAGCACTTTAGCATTATCTAGATAGTTGAGCCACAATTCGCCCGTTGCCGGACGAATTAAAAAAAATGACTACTCCTACATTATCTGAGTGAGCATCGCCACAATCTATTAAAGAAGATTGTAATATAATTACACGGAGGCGGCGTACCGCATACCCCCTACTTCAGCATTCGCATAATACGCGGAAAGCAGTTAATCCCTAATAGTCGAAATTACTTACTTTGTGGTTGTATCTTTTTCACAGAGCCACGATCTTTTATACCTAAGTTAGTATTGTCCTTGCAACGCACTAGTCCACCGGTGTATTTCTCACAAGTTCAAAGTGAGTCGAGCTACCTCGACCAAACAATGTTGCTATGTTTGCCTATAATTTGCGTAATTCTTCTTTAAGAATCTTTGATCCGCCAACTCTAACATTAATGATTCCGTTGTAGTAATCATCTGTTTCAAGTACTCTGCGTTCAAACTGCTCTCGTGCCTCTAAGTAACTTGCTAAGCCTCTGCTTTTACAATAATATAATATTTCTCTGGTGAAATTTTTCTGGCCTAATTCTTCAACGTCTCTTAATAAGTTATCACTGGAGCCCCAATAGTCTCTCCAATCTGATTCTTTAGTTCCACGTCTTTTGTTTTTTTCTGCCTTTGAGCGGTGGCTTAGTTGTCTTAAACTTAGCTAATTTTTTGCCTATGTACTTACGATTGTTAGTTTTATTAGTGATTAAGTAAACAAATGCTTCGCAATCTGTTGGAAGTTCGTCTATTTTTTTACTTTTGTAAGTCCACTGCATGAACTTACTTACATTGTGTCTAGGGGTATTACTCTTGATTGTGGTTCTTCTTGTTAGATGTAAAGTCGTCCATGATTTCTACTCTGCGTGTAGAGCACAAACGACGAATTTCGCTTAACCACCTACGTGCTTCACGTTTAGTACGTTCGCTTTTGCGAATTTCAAACGCTTCATTGGCTTTATAGTATTGCATATAAGCCTTAGTAAGTAAATCATGCGTATCGTCAGTCATTATCGTATTTCTATATCGTTATCATAACTAGTAAAGCCATTTTCCTTAACAACTCTAAGTACATTTGTAACTCTACCAATTAGTTCATCTTTGTGTGAGATTAGATAAACGTTTTTACTACGCTCTCTAGCCATTTTCTTAAGAATACTAATAGAGCTTTCAACACCTGCGGTATCCATACCACTATCAATAAGCTCATCAATGAATAGTAAGTTAATGTTTTGATATAAACTTTCCCACACATCACGGAATGACCAACTCATACCAAGTATAAGTCTGTTACGTTCACCTCTACTCAAGTTATCAAAGTCTAAGTCCTGTCCTAGTTGTTGTATTTCAACTGTTAGGTCATTTTTAAACACTACAGTATGTGGTAACCCTATTTTGTCTAAGTAATATGTAAGTCTGTTGTTTAAGTATGCTAAGTTTTGTTCAATAATCTTCTTCCGAATAAAACTATCTTTGTTTGTTAGTAACTTATATAAAAAGTCTTGATGTTCTTTAGTACTAGTCAATTCATTTACTGTTTCCCAGTTAAGTTCTTGAATAGCAGTTTCTTTTAAATCATCAATTTGTTCTTGGTAAGGGTCAACTTCATCTTGTTTTGCCTGCAACGTAAGTTTCAAATTTTCAACATTATGTTGATGCTCATATGCTTCTTTGGCATTTTCGTAAAATGTGTTAGGCTTACTTTCAACGTCACCAAGGTCTTCAATCTTTTTAACTACCTTTTCAAACTTTTCAGCAATCTCAATTAGGTATGTGTGTGCATCGCCATAATCGGTTTGCAGTTTATCTTTAAGTTCTTCTAATTTTTCATCATGTAAGTCTTGTCCACAAGCATAACACTTTGCATGTTCTAAGTCATCTAGTTCTTTACCAGACTTTTTCATGTTCTTGTCAGCTTGTTCTAAAGCACGTTCAATAGTAGCTCGTTCTTTGATCAAGTTATTGTGTTTAGTTGTTTTCTCTGACCAAGAACTTAACAGGTCATGTGCTTTTAGTTCAGCATCAATATCTAATTTTTCTAATTCTTTAATTGCTTTGGCAAGTTTATCACAGTCTTGTTTGTTTTGAGAGATCCATGCTTTACGTCTAGTGTGCAATCTATCAATATTTTCTGTAATTTTTTCGTTACTTGCTGTTACTGCCGTGAGTCTAGCAGTTTCTTCTGTGAGTTGGTCCTTAACAATCTTAGATTGCTCTCTAAGTTTATCAGCCTTCTCACTTAATATAGTAATACCTAATAGTTGTTCAATGATTGCACGTTGATCGTTGCTTTTTAAAGATAAAAACGGTTCAGTATATGTGTTAAGTGCAAGAATATGTTTGAACATCTCATGACTCATACCAAGTAGTGTGTTAATATCTTCTTGTGTCTTGCGACTATCACCTTGACTTTCGTCTGTAATCTCTTGATCAGTACCATCAATGCTAAATTTTAACAAATTAGGCTTACGTCCACGTTCAATATGATAATTTCTACCATCTTTTTCAAACGTGAGTGTTACTAACATCGCTTTGTTATTAGTTTTGTTAACTAAATTATCTTTGCGTATGTTAGTTAGTGCTTGGCCGTACAGGGCGTAGGATAATGCGTTGATTATCGTAGTTTTACCTGTACCGTTACGGGAACCAGAATCGTCACCTCCTTGATCTAAGTTTTCACCAAGCACTAACGTTAGTTGTTCTCTATCAAAGTCAACTCCTTGTGTAGAATTACCTACACTCATGAAATTTTTGACTGTTAATTCTTTAATTTTAATCATCTCTACCTAGATCCCTGTATATGTCTAACAGTTTTTTCCTATCAAAATTGTCTGAGTCAATTGCTTCAATCTCTTTAGCTACAATTTCATCAACACTTTCAAACTGTGCGATGTCAATTTCACTATTCATCTCGTCATCTTTGGTACTAGGAATTAATGTAATTTCTCTACATTCGTATTCTTTAATAAATGTTTCTTTAATAAAACTTGCTTCTTCGTAACTAATAGGTAAGTCTAGTGTAACTCTCAAATACATCTTGGGTTTAATAAGTGTATCTTTCTCATCTAGTAGTTGGCTAAGTTTAACTGTGCGATACTTAGGACAGTTCCACCAGTTAATATACTGTGGTTCACCGCCATGTTCTAAAATCATCATACCACGCTCGTCATCCCATGCATCTGCATAGTTGTGTGGTAAAGCATTTCCAATATAGTGTACAGGTCCTTTTACTTGTCGCTTGTGAAAGTGTCCACTAAACACATATTCTTGGTGTTGGAAATGTTCTGCTCTAAGTTCTCCGTGGTCTGGCATCTGTACCATAGCATTCATATAGAAACTAGGCAGTTCAAAGTGTCCAAATATATACTTGCTTTTAATTTTACTAATCTTTTTCCATTCGTCTCCTACTAACCAAGGAACAAGTGTACTATCACCAATGGTCATTATTTCATTAACCATTGTAATGCCTTCAATATGCTTACCAAAAGCAACTGAATTTAAATCTCTTTTATCTTTATAATATAAATCGTGGTTACCAGGAAAGAAATAAAACTTTTCAAATGCCTTACCAAGTTTTTCCAATGCTCGAAGCGTAGCATCAAGGGT